CTACCCTCAGACAAATCGATGATCGTAGTAAAATTGCTATTGAAAGGAGTGGTGCTAGTGTTTGGTGGTCCAAGAGGGTCATAAACCACGGCCAATCGCCCTCTATGATATTGGGATGTAGCAATCTGAAAGCGAATCTTTAACGCGCCGGTCCATTCAGAGAAAGGTCTGGAGACAAAAGAAAGAGCCGTGGGGGCGTAAACAGTACCTACTGTGGCTGACTGATCAATTGCAGCGAATCTCCTCTCCCACATTGGGTCAAGGGATCCAGCAAAGATATAAGTTCCGGAAGGTGTAACAGGAAACCAAGCAAACTGATCAACAAACGATTGTTTCTCAGAGAGGTATTTAATGGAGCACTCATCGCGAGAATGAATACCAGTGCTTGTTAGATCAGGGGTCGTTGCTGTAGAAGAACTGAAAGTTAACGTTTGAGAAGTATCATAAGATCCAACATTCGCCATGTTCGGTACAACATGATTCTTAAACACTTTCTGATCCCCTTGGCGATTGCGAGTACCCTTGCTTTCAACGTGGTCAAACCTGGAAAAATCAACTGGTGTAGAATCTGAAACAGCATACAAAGCCATTGTGGGTGCACCCAATTTCACATTAACAAACTCTCCGAAAACTGAAAAGGTAACTTTTTCAGTTCCAGAATTCAATTGTCGAAGTGGAAAGAACCCATCTATAAAAACTTTACCAATACTCTCCACCCCAGGAAATGGAACATGTGTTTTGAGGTAACCAAACGGATAGTAGAAAGGCACAATAAATTCTCCTGATTTATCCGAAGACACATTCAAATATGTACAAGGCCGTTGAGACCTATTAATAAGCTGAATAGTTCCTCCTGGAGTGGGAAGAGAATTTTCTATCGCCCTGTAGTTATAAGAGGCCAAAGCCATCCCACAATGAAATGGTGTACCATTAACGTAAATGGTTATCTTAAGATCACCTTGAAATAAACCATAATTACGTAACTTGTTAATGATAACAGGATTATCAAAC